GATTACTCGATTACTTGAAAAAGGAGCTAAAGCCTCCAATTTAAAAACCACTTCAAACGCTGAAGAAAAAAGAGCTATAGAAGTCCATGGTTTTGAAAAAGTCAAAGGTTGGTTAAGTCTGATTGAAAGAAAAGAATGCAACGCAAAGCAATCTATTGAAGATGCCAAAAAAGCAAAGTCCTTCGGAATGTCAAAAAAGGAATATTTGGCATTGTCAAAAAAAGCAAGTGGCATACTTTCTGGTTTTCAAACAGGACACTCTATGGGTTGTTACAGAACATTGTTATTAAATAATGTGCCCTTCCAGTGGAATAACAGTCTTGATACATACGCAAAATCCTGCAAATTCAATCCTACCTATGGTAGCTTAAAAATCTCCCTAAACAAAAAAGAGCTCAGAGAAGTAAAGAACATTCAAGGGGTTTGGACAATTGGAAACCCAGACGGGTCTGCAAAATGGCTCCAATCCAGTGGAAGAAAATCAACGTTCTCAGTTGACTGGGTTGCAGGATACCTTTTCAAGGATTCTCACAGTGATGAAAGTCTCGATGCAGCAAAAGCATTACAAGGAGTAAAAGACGTTCAAAAAGCTGCTCAAAGCATGAGAGACAATCAATTTGTCGGAGTTGCTCACATGAGAGCAAAAGGAGCATGTATGGAAGGCATAAGAGCTTTTTGTAATCGTCATCAATTAGATCAGGATTTGGGTTACAATGTAGGGTATTTGAAAAGCCTGAATGACCCTTATGCAATCGGGTTTTTAAATTCAACAAGAAAGTAATTTTTAATGTGGGAGTTATTTGGACTAGCTCCCCTATTTTCATACTTACTATTAATTAAATCTCAATTCACAATGTCTAAAGAAATAATGACTCTTGAAAGGAAACTTGAAAAGATTGAAAAAGAACTGGAAAAAGTAAGGGGTTGTAGTCCCCTTACTGATGGCTGGCAAACTCAGAGATATGCTAAAAAATCCAGAAAGTGGGATATGTTAGCTCAAGAAAAAATGATCTTGATAAACAAGATTGAAGATTTAAAAGAAGAGGGAAGTTAATCCTTCTTTTTTCTTTTTGGTGTTTTAGCAAAACAATTAGAAAAATTGTTTTATTTTTGGCAGGAAATCGTAAACTTAAAATCGCCAATTTAATTTAAACCAGTTTACGATTTCAAAATTGAAAGATAATTTCAAATTTTATATTCCAAGTGTAAACCTTAAAAAAGGTGAAAAGGACAGCGATACAGGTCTTCAAGAAATGATCTTGGAGGGCATGGCTGGAGATGGAAGTAAAGATTCGGATGGTGAAAACATGTCTTACAATTCATTTGACCTCACAAGGATGTTTTACATCAATTGGGAGCACTCAAAAGAACCAGATGATGTAATAGGAGTAATTCAAAAGAAAGAGCTTCAAAAAGGAGGCAAACTTTTTATCAAAGGCAAACTTTTTTCAAATCATGCCAAAGCAAAATCTGCTTATCAACTTCAAGAACATTTAGAAAAAGAAGGTTACAATCTTGGCTTTTCCGTGGAAGGCAAAGTAATAGAGAGAGACCCTATTAATAAAAACATTGTAATCAAAGCAGAACTTTACGGGGTTGCTCTTTGTAAAGTTCCAGTCAATCCCCTCACTTATGCTAGAATTTCCAAAGCCTTTTCGGGCGAAGAAGATTTAGAGGAAGAGGAGGAAGAAGAAGAGGTTGAAAAAATGACAACGGCTGATTTGGCACCAACAATGCCAGAATCAGTAGAAAAAAAGAAAAAAAAATCTATAAAGAATGAGATTTTAACCAAATCTCAGATTTATTCAAAAATATTTAATAATTTAACGACAGATTCAGTGCTGGCAGACAGCATTTACAACGATCTAATAAAACCGATAAGCGAAATGAACACAGAAAAAGGAACCACAAAAGAAGTCCTTGAAAAAGCGATTCAGATCCTTGGTCTGGCTACTGAAAAGTCTGCCACAACCGAAGAAGATCTTTCAAAAGGCAAAAAACCAGATTTCCTTAAAAAGCAAGATGACAAAGAGGATATGGAAAAATCTTCAAAAATGGCCGATATGAAGAAAGCGAAATCTTCTGCCAAAACTGAATACATGGAAAAAGCGAAAGCTTATTCTGACATGTGCAAAGCTGAAGGCGTTGATGAGGAAGATGAAGAAGAGCCTATGGAGAAATCCGTAAGAATTTTTGATTTGGGTGCTGGAAACATTGATTTGATCAAGTCGGCCCTCACGGAGGTAATTGGCACTCAATTGCAAGTACTTGAAAAGATTGAAAAATCAATTGAGGTGAGAACAACTGCCCTTGGAACTTTGATCAATTCAGATCGGGAGCAAATTTCTTCACTTTCTGAAGCACTTGTAAAAGCCAATACAAACATTGAAACTATTAATGAGTTCAATCAGGATTTGAGAACACGTTTGGGAGTTGTTGAAAATACTCCTTTGAGAAAAGCCGTAACTACTCAGAACGCAGTTGACAGAAATTTTGGTGGTGATCCAAAAACTCAAAGTCAAAACGCAGATGTTTTCAACATCAACGTCAAAGCAGATCGTGACCGATTGGAAAAGTCTGTAAATGACAATTTCGGAGACATGTCGAACCCTGAGCACGTTAAAGTTATGGAAGCAGTTGCAACCTTGCAAATGACGCAAACAGTCGAAAACCATCAACAAGCTCTATTGAAATCGAAAGGTTTTGAGCTGGTAAGGATGTAAAAAACTAAAGTGTTTCACTTAAAATAAAATTGTACATAAAAATCGTAATTAAAATGTTAAACACAAAAACCTTAAAAACGATACATTATGTACAACAACATTTCACTAGCCGATTACGCCAATGGCGGTCAAGGCTTCGGGGGTGAAGGTTCTGCAAATGATTTGTTAAAAGCAATGCAGGCTGGACAAATCACAGGAAGGGACACAACCGATTTATCACTTACCCAAGAACCACTCAAAGTTGAGTCTCTTGAAACTGCTTTGAAGCTTTTAACTTTCCGAATGAAAGATATTGCGCTTTGGAATGCAATCCCAAAAATGCCTGCTTACAACACAGTTGAAGAATTCCTACAGTTGGATTCTTATGGTGCCGATCGTGGTGGATTTTACAACGAAGGGGAACTTTCCGATGTTGAGGATTCAACCTATATCAGACGTGCGGAATTAGTGAAATACATTCAGGTAACTGGTGAAGTCACTATGCAGGCTCAAATGGTGAAGGCCTTTGTTCCTGCAATGCAGAAAGAAATTCAAAACAAAATGATGTGGATACTCCGAAAGGCTAACTCAGCGATGACTAAAGCAGATTCAAGAGTAGTCCCTCAAGAGTGGAATTCTCTTTATGCTCAGCACGCTTCGATTGGTTCTGGCGAAGGGTTCGCTTTTGCTACAGTTGATGAATACACCAATTCTGAAGTAATTTTGGATTTGAGAGGTAGAGCTTTAGTTCAAAATGATGTGGAAGATTCTGCAATCATAGTTGACGACAACTTTGGAACTGCAACTGATCTATGGGCTCCACCACAAGTTCTTTCAGATCTTGCAAAAGATTATTTCGAGAAACAAAGAATTATGCTTGGTACTTCAGGTAACAAATTCGTTGGGGGTGGTATACCAAAATCAATTTCTACCACAATTGGGGAAATCAATTTGTCACACGACAAATTCATGAAAAGACCAATTGGAAGAACTCTTACTTCTGAGCCTCAATCAACCAAAGCACCTGCAACACCTGCAACCGTTGTAGCCTCTCTTTCTGGAGCTGATGCATTGAGTAAATTCACAACTGCCGAAGGTGGTCTTGGAACTGTTTATTATGCAGTGGCAGCGATCAACAAGGCTGGAGAGTCTGCCTTGAGAGTAAATGGAGCACCAACAGCCGTAACTCTTACCAACGGTCAATCCGTTAATTTGGCAATCACCGCTGGAGTTGGTGCTAATCCAGCTACAGGTTTTGTAATTTACAGATCGTTGGTGACTTCTTCAAGTAATCCGTCTGCTGATGGGATCTTGTTTTACCCACTTTTCTCAGTTTCTGTAGGAGAAAGAGCACTTGGATTTGATGGAGCTGGAGCAAACGTTGTAAGAGACCGAAACAGATGGATTCCTGCCACTGAAGGAGCATTTATCACCCAAATGGATGATGAGGTACTTTCCTTCAAACAATTGGCTCCATTGAGCAAGTTGGACTTGGCAGTTCTTTCCATGTCAAAAAGATTCATCACGTTCCTTTTTGGAACACCTAATCTTTACTCAATAAAGAAAATGGTTCGAATCATCAATATTGGCAGATATGTAGCCTAAAGCAATTCAATTTTGAATTATTGAAAGCCCCTTCATTGGGGCTTTTTTATTTTCTTCATTTATCTGATAATCAAAAAACTTGTAAAAAAAAATCTTTATTTTTGATAAAATAAATCAAACTGTAAAAATCATGGTAAAATTAAAATCAATCCCTAACCAAGGGACAAGAACTATTCACCTTCCATTTGTCGGTGACACAAATTTTGAAAATGGATATTGCGAGATTGATGAAGAAAAAGCAGGTGAATTGCTAAAAAGCTCTTTTGGATTTAAATTGACGGCAAAGGATTCACCAGATCAAAATGAAGATCTAGGCGAAGCAGGAAAGCAAAACGAAGCAGGAGATGAAAATGAAGATTCAGATCCCAACGCTTTGACTTTGGATGCTCTCAACAAATTGCGAGTTAAAGATCTTCAGGAGTATTTTGATGATTTCAATGAAAAAGGATTGATTGATGAGGAAACGGAAAAAACTTACAAAGTGCTGGCTAAGCCTGAAAAAGCCCGATTCATTTTCGATACCCTTCAATTGATTGCTGCCAACGCTTCTGAAACTGAAGAAAATCCTGAAACTCCTGAAACCGAAGAGGTTAAATAAACCATGCCCAAATTCAATTTAATCATTAAATACAAAAAGAATCGAAATACTATCCTAAGTGTTTCAGAGCTCAAAAGCAGGTATTTCTTTGGAATACCAGTTGTGGCTCCAGATGGCTCTTTAATGTCAGATGAGGATATTGAATTTTATATCGAGGCCGCAATCAGTGACATGAATACTAAGCTTGATTTAATAATCCCTCTTACTGTAATTGAACAAAATGGAAAATTCCTGAGAGAAAATTACAGCGAGTGGGGCTTTATCAAAGCAAATTATCCAGTTGTTTGTGTGTACAAAGTTGATGGTTTTGTAGGGAAAGTAAGACAGGTTACTTATCCAAAAGAATGGTTTTCCATTAAGAAATCAAATGATGGACTTTTTGATCGAAGAATTTCAATAGTTCCAAATCAAGGAGTTGGAGGAACTATTGTTGATCACAATAGTATTTTTTCGGGCTCTTATCCCAATTTAGGATATTTTGGACAACGAAACATTCCTGACTATTGGTATTTAACTTATTTAACAGGCTTTAAAGATATTCCAGCTGATTTGGCTAAGGCAATTGGCTACATGGCAAGCATCCCAATTTATACTTCATTGGGAAATTTGGTAATTGGTGCTGGCATAGCAAGCCAATCTTTGTCTTTGGATGGACTTTCTCAATCTATTTCAACAACTTCAAGTGCTGAAAACAGTGCTTATAGTGCAACTATTAAAGATTACGCTACACAACTAAAAACTATAATGCCAACACTAATAAATAAATACAAAGGAATAGTTTGGGGAGCAGTTTAATATTTTGAAATGGCTAGACTAGAAGATAAAATCATAATCACTACAGCTTTAAAAGCAACGAACAAACCAGTTTCCAGATTTTTCGAATCCGATTTCAGAGATGCAATCGTAAAGCAAGGATATGAGGTTTTGTTGGAAAAAGCCATTAAATGTTCTTGTAAAAGCAGAAACTCCGAATTTTTAAGTGATTGTCGAAATTGCGGTGGTACGGGGTGGATATTCGTTAATCCTGAAAAAACCAGAATGGTCATTCAATCCATGTCTTTGAATCCAAAGTATGAATCTTGGGGGGTCATGGGGGCCGAACTGAATTCAATCACAGCACTTCCCGAAAACAAACTCTCATATATGGATAAAGTAACCATTATGGGAGCACTAAGCGAACATTCAGAGGTATTACATCCTTTAAAATATAACTTGGCAGATACCGAATTATACACCTATTCAATTTACCCTATCATAGATATTTATTACATTGGAGTATTCGAAGGATCATCAACTAAATTAAAAAAGCTTGAAAAAGATGATTACAGGATCGAAAATCGAAATAAAATCATTTTAAATCAGAGTATCTTTACGACAGATGAAGAGCCTAGGTTTTCAATGAGATATTCTCATAATCCTGCTTACTACATTTTGGATATGGTTAGAGATTCAATGCTGGCTAGAATAAATACTGGTAGAACTGATACTCAAATTCAAATGCCAATTCATGCGAGGGCGAAAAGAATTGATCTTTTCAAGGATAAAGAAAATTACACAGGAGATCGTTTACTAGACAACTCTTTTAAAATTTGTTAATCGATGAAATACGAAATATTAAGTTTTTTAAGTCACCCAGTTACAATCTCCGTCATGTCAGCTGGAGGTGCAGCCAGTTTGAATTACCTTATTAATAAGGGTAAAATTAAGGCTGATACTGAAAATATAGTTACTAATACATACCAAAGACTTTTAAAGGATTTAACTGATCAAATGGATAGATTGGCCCGAAAAGTTGAAGATCTTGAATTGAGATTAACTAGTTCCAATGCTCTTTTGGGTAAAAAGCAAATTTTATTGGAGCAATCAATACTTGAAAAAAACAATTTATTGCAAGAATTAAAAACTATTCGGAAAAGAAACGAAGAATTAATGAAAGATAACAAGCTCATAATGGAAAGAAATGAAGCTCTTTTAATTTCAAATTCAGTTTTAACCCGAGAAAGTAATTCTCTTCAAGCCAAAATGATAGCCCTTGAAGAGCGAATAGCTAAATTAGACGAGAGCCAAAAATGAATTTAAACTTCGATTTCCAGCCTTTTCGAGACGAATTCAATATGTCACAATCAGACATAGATGATTTGCTTGATTTTACAGTAAAAGAAGTTACGGCTTCTTTCGCTGAGGAATGGGAAAAGCAAGCAAGCGAAAATTTGAACAGCACTCGAAATCAATACATGAGGTCAATTGTGGTTACTAATCCAGCTAAATTTCAAGGAGCAGTTGAATTGATTGGTGATGTTCCTAATATGGTGGAAAGTGGCAGAGGGCCATTTGATATGAAGCCCTTTTTGCTGAATGGTAAAAATTCAAAAGTTGATAAGCATGGAAACAGATACAACATTGTTCCTTTCAGTATGGGCACCCCTGAAGCTTTGGAAGAGAATTTTACTACTATCATGCCCACAGAAGTTTATGAGGTCGCAAAAGAGCTTGAAACAGATATTTCAACGGTTGGAGGCATGAGGTCGCAGGGTATAACTTCTGATATGCTTCCTGAGAAATATAGAGAGAAGATAACAAAAAACGTCTTCAATCCCAAAAGTGAAAGATTTGAGGAATACACCCATAAGAACTCCATTTACGAAGGAATAACTAAGTATAAAAGTGAAGTGACAAATCAAAACAGTTACATGTCTTTCAGAAGAGTGAGTGAAAAAAGTGATCCTTTATCTTGGATACATTCAGGATTTACTGCTATGAATTTGGCAGAAAAGGCCCTTCAGGAGCTCAATGTTCCTAGAGTAAGTTCAAATGCAATCGATAACTTTCTAAGCCAACACGGATTTGCCAGCGAGTAATAACATAACAATCCCTGAAGCAACCGTTTTTCAAACGGTCAAGGCTGCTTTGCACACCCTCAGAAACGATTACGAAGAAAAAATAGCTACTCCTGAGTTAACTTTTTTGTATCGTGCAATAGGGGTAAACAATGCTATTCAGGGATACAATATGTTCGAGCAGGCCAAATCTGTTTTTCTACGTCCTAAAAATCCAAATGAACCTAGATTTTTAGATGTCAGTATGGGATGGGATTCGGATCGGGTTGATAAAAAAATGCCTCACATTCATATCATAATGCAAAACGATTCACCAAAGGATGATTCTTTGGGCCTTGGTTCAGGAAATTTCCCACCTGAATTTGATGATGACAACGGCACTTACAGTGATTTCAAAGTAAGAAGATTCAATCAACAAGTTAATTTGTTGATTACAGGAGACAATTCAAACGAAAAATACCTGATATACCATGTATTGAAGTCAATATTGATTCAATTCATTCCTTATTTTGAAGAATTGGGTTTACAAAACGTTGCTTTTAACGGGGGAGATGTTCAAATGAGAAATGATATTGCAGGGCTTATTTACATGAGAACCCTTTCAATCAGATACGATTATGATTTAAAATCCCCTTCTTTGGATTTAAATGAATTTTCAAGACAAATATATTTAGCAATCGATAAATTAAACGATGATGGAACCAAAACAGAAATCTACAACAGCAATCCTTAAAAAAGAAGATAAAATAACTGCTTTGGAAGCATTGGATGAATTTCAATTATCTAGCATCAAGCGATTTTCAGCTGGAAAAATTTTCTCAAAAGCAGAACCTAAATCTAAAAAAGATTGGGACAAATGCTTTAAAGAAAAAAGAATTATTTAAAAAATACTACTTTTATCAAAAAATAAAAAGAAATGGCTACATCTTTCACGTTCGGAAATAAGCTGGTAAAAATTCCCAATTCATATTCCCGAATCGAATCGGGAATTAGAAATACTCCTCAAGGTCTTGATTATGGTTCTGTATTGGTTATTGATACGGGTTCAATGGCAGGGTTCGGAGGAGGTTCTGGCGTGAATGGTGAGGGGTCTTCAGGCATTGATTCTATTTACACATTCGATAACGTTCTTGACGCTCAAAACTTCGTAAAAGGAGGTATTTGGTTCGATCTTCTTCCGTTAATGTTTAGGCCTTCTCAATTAGGGGTTACAGGCATAAGCACAATTTCTTTCGTTCGGGCTTCAACTACTGTAGGTGGTTCAATTGCTTACACCTTTGCAGGTGGCGGGTCAGCTGGTGGAACAATCACTTTTAAGTTGAAAGAAGAGGGACTTATTGGAAATGGTGTATTAGTTTCAGGAAGTCTATCAAAAGGCTATGCTGCAAAAATGGTCGCTGGCTCATTGGCTGGAACATTCAGAATTCAATTCTGGAGAGGCACCTTCAGAGGTCTTGATTATGCTTTGGAACCGATTGGAGGAGTAAGCGAAGCCAATTCAAAAGAATTGCTAATTGCAGAATCTCCAAACTTTGACAACATTTCACAATTGGGAATTTGGGCACAAAGAAGTAGAGCATTAAATCAACTATTTACAACTACCTTCACTGTAGCATCAACGGGAGCCGTAACTACACCCGATTTAACAGCAAATTTAGCTTACAAGTTAGCAGTTGGGGGAACAGAAGTTTACGGAGCTTCCGATTTAACAGATGCTTTAACAGCCGTTAAAGGTGAAGTAGTTGATTTTATTCTAGCTGATAGATGGGGAGCCGATGCAGGGGATACTGAAAATTTGGATATTCTTGCTTACATAACTGAAGAAATGGTCACTAAGCCAGATCTATATGTCGGAGCTTACATGAATAAAGCCAATTTCGCTGATTCAATTGCAATAGCTCAAACGTACGACAGCGATATAGCAACAGTAGTTCACGGAGGCGCAAAAGTAGAAAAGAGAGATAGAACAGGTTTTAAAAACGCACCTTCAATCTATCTTGCAGCTCAATTGCTGGGAAGAGAATCGGGTTTACCTCCTCAAGTTCCATTAACATTCAAATCAATAAGAATCGCAGGCCTTACGCACATGTTGAATGATTCTGAGGCCACACAAGCACTCGATTCAGGTCTTCTGGTAGTAATGAAAATAAGTGGCTCATTTGATGCCTTAAAAGGAATCAATTCACTTCAAAATAACGATTTCTTGTTGAATGAAGATGGAAGTTCTGCCAGCAAGCAAATTAAACGTATCATTCGCCAGATCAACAAAGAAATTAAGATTCGCAGCCGAGATGAATTATTGAAAACATCTTTCGGAGTCAACAGAAATACGCTTAGTCCAGAAGATTTGAAAAATTGGACTGAAAATTATTTAAGAGGAATCACAGCAACACCACAGGAAGATAATTTAATTCTTTCTTTTGAAGACGTGAATGTGACCAGAAATCAAGACGCTTATTCCATTCGTTATGGAATTGTTTTGAATACGGAAGTTTCATTTCTATTCTTTACGGGAACAGTAGTTAGTATTTAACTAAAAAATAATAGAAATTATGGCAAATAACGCTATGACTGGAGCTTTGGCTATCATTAAATACCGAGGCAAAGCAGTTGGATATATGAGAGGAATTACGGCAAATGAAAGTTTCACTCGAAGCAGCGTTTACCAGTTGGGTTCAGTTCTTCCTTTGGAATCCGCATTAACACAGTGGGCAGGAACTCTTACTTGTGATTTCTACGAAATAGATTTCAAAAGATCGGGCATTCCACAGGCAGTAATCAGAGACGTTCAATCCAACACTGAATTTGAAAACAATGCTGTTTTGGATTCTGAAGGTCTTCAAATTGATGTTTACAAGCGTGAACAAGATGCCATTGATCCAACAACCAAAAAAATCACGGCCAAAGAGTCACCATATTTTTCAATACGGAGAGCATTTTTGACAAGTGACAACACGAACACAAATGAGGGCGCAATTTCAGGAAGGAACCAATCTTTTAACTTCCTAGATCCGATCCTAAATCCAAATTAAAACATAAGTTGGGTGGTTAAGTTTCAGGATAGCCTTTGGTATTTTACCAAGGGTTATTTTTTTGATTATTTTTCATTGAATGTATTGTAAATCCAATTTTAATTCCTATATTTAATTGTTGAAAGAGTTGAAAATCTAAATAAATCGTTATGGCTACTGCAAAAAAAATAACTAAAGGACAAATAGCTTGGATTGCTAAAAAAGCAAAATCTTTGATAGACCAAAATACAGAGTTTAAGCATGAATGCGGAGGTTTTGGTATTTCTTCTGACTACGCATACATCAACGGGAAACAAATTCAGTTTAACGGTTTTGGAAGTATCAGGTCGATAATGAGGCTTAACTATTCCAACGGATTGAAAGTATTAGTTGTTTATTTAGGCTGTGAATTTTCAAACTATGGGGTAGATATTGAAACAGGGAAAAACGTTTCTTGGAACTACAATATGGCTTAATTAACCAAAACATTCCAAAAAAAACTTTAATTATTTTCACCCTTTTGTATTGTTAATCCAATTTTATTTCCTATATTTAAGTGTTGGGAGTGGGGAAAGGGAGTCAAAAAAATTGTTCATTTAAATCGTTAGAAATCATGAGAAATCAATTGAGTGTTTTGTTTCCAAATCGAAGAGAGGTTGCTTTTGTCTCTTTTCTTGTTGCTGGGGTTTTGGCCATCATCTATGTTGGGTACTGCTTGTATCAAGCTGGAGGGGTTCAAGGAGCTTGGGTTTAAACATTGAGTTTTAAGTATTTCCTGAAGCCACTTAATTGTGGCTTTTTTTGTTTATTTTTGACTGAAAATTAATTGTAAAAAAATGGAACAAACCGAAAATCCCAACGAAGAGCTTATTATTGAAATTGGCAAGAATTCGTACAAAATCAAATTTCCAGATACAGGAATGCTTTTGGATCTTGAAAAAGCAAAAAGCAGAATATCCTTTCCGAACTCAAGAACTGATTCGGCAATTTGGGCTTATAACCTTGGAGGAGCCATTGAGACCTTTAGGCTACTGATTCCAAAAATGGAAGATGATATGAATGTTAAGAACTTTGATCGTCTTTCGCTAATGGAAAGTAGAAGTCTTGTAAAGGCCTACGTTAAAGACTTCCTACCTTGGTTTAACGATTGGATGAATGTAATCTTGTCAGTGATGGATGACCCTACTGAAGACGCTAAAAAAGCTTAAAAACAGAGGGCATGAAAGATTTTGTTTCTAAATGGAATAATCTTTATCCTTTAGATCGGTGGTATCGGAAAAAACACAATATCCGATTTAATTCCCCTGAACACAGAGAATGCAACTTGGTAAGTATTTATTTTGAATTTGTAGAGGATCGGATGTATGAAGATGCTCAAAACAATCACAAAAAAAATCTATCAAAAGAAAAAAGGCACAAAGAAAACGGATGGCTTGAAGAAAGTCAGGTTAAATTTGATGAATCGGTATTTAAAAACATGGATCTAAGTATTTTCGATGACGACTAAAAGGATATTATTTGAAGGCCAAGACGTAAGTTTAGGAACAACTATGCAAAAACTTCAGCAAAAAGCTGAAACCATGCATGACAGAAATCTTGCAGGAATATCCAAAGAAATTTCCTCATCCAAAGAACTCAAAAAACAGCTTGAAGATCAAATCTCACAAAGAGAGAGAGCTCAAAAAATAGGAGGCAGAAGCTCAATTCTTGATATCCAAGAAGAATACCGAGAAAGAAAAAGACTTGCAGAAAGTTTTGAACGTGAAGAAGAGACCAGACTGCGGGCAAGAGGGGTAAAAGGGCAAGCGTTTGATGATGCAATGTCCAATTACCGTGATACCGTCACTAATCCCAGAATGCTGGCAGCCGATGATATTCGAGATACTAAACTGGGGCGTGAAAAAGAGCAAATTGAAGAGCAAAGAACAACCAATATTCTTTTAAGAGAAATTCTTAATCAAGATACTACTCAATGGGAGCAAGAGGTCAATCAAGATCGAAAATCAGTTGAAAGATTTGTAGCCTCATCCAATAGAGCAGGTATCGAAAATTTACCTCCAGAAGAACGGGCTAAAGCCATGTACCAACAGGCCCTATTAAATGAGAGTTCAGGCGGTGGAGGTGGAAGGGGCTCAATTCTCAAAGATATTTTAGGGGCGGGTCTAATAAGAGATTTAGGAGGTATTTTGCAACAAATGCCAAATGCAGGCGATGGGCTGGATTTAGTTCCTTCAAATCTTAGAATCGGAGGTGGGGCAGCTGGTGCAGCAATTGGAAACGCAGTAGGTGGAGATAAAGGCACTGTAGTTGGAGCTGAAATTGGCTCTACATTAATGGGAGTAGCAGGAAATTCCATTATGAGATTTTTCAATGAGAGAGAAGAAGCTGAAAAAGGAAGATTGGGATTAAAAGGATTGACTGGTTTTGATAGTGGTTCGAATACCATAGAAGGAATTAATAGTTTAGGTATTTCAAGTTCTGAAGGTTTTCAGATTGCTAGAGAAATGGCACTTCGTTCTGGAAACTCATCAAATGATATTACAGCTCTTTTAGGTGCTGAAAGAGGTTTTAGTATTGACCGAGGAACTTTGATGGATTTCACAAAATCGGGAAGAAGAACGGGTGGTTCCTTTAGGGATAATGCATCCTCTCTTTTGGGTGCAGGCGAAGCCAATGGAATAGACCGAGTTTTAATGAATGAATTAGTCCAAAACCAAACACAATTAATCAATTCTTTAGGTCAAATGACCGAGAAAGTTGATCCTAAAAATATCACTTCCCTTATCTTGGAAATGAATAATTTAGGTGGTGGATTTGCGATGAAAGATCCAAGATCTATGGGTATGATTCAAAGTTTACAGGGAGGTTTGACTAACCCGAATGAATTTGGAAAAGCAATGAATCTTTCTGTTTTACGAAACATGAATCCCAATGGCAGCTTAGTTGATCTTTTGGAGATGGAAGAACAGGGACTCAGTGGAGATAAAGGACGTGAATTTTTGAAAGGAACAGTCAATCAATTTAACCAAATGTTCAATGATGAAGACTTAACCATCTTGGCCTTGAGAAGTAGATTTCCTCAAATACCAATTTCTGATTTAAGAAGGTTGGCAAGAGGCGAAGACGTTTTAGGATCAATTGATTCTGGAGCTTCTGAAGGAGCCGATATGAGTGGCCAAGGAAACGTTTCAATGAGAGCTGGATTGAATGCAAGCGTGAAAGATGCTTTCGTTAAAGGGCCAATTGAAGGTTTAATGGAAGTACAAGAACAATTTGTCGGCTATTTTGTGGAGGTATTTAAAATGGCAGCCACTACCATGGGTTCTGGCGTTACTGATTTAATTGGCAATCCGTTGAATCCAAGACTAAACAATCCATAATGATACAAAATATCTATTATAATAGTCCTGAATTCAAAACTTTAGGTGATTTCTTGAAACAAGAGGGTCTTTCGCCTGCTTCTTCTTACAAAAACAATCCGAGAGATTTTCTACTATTGAAAGATGAATCGGGAATTTCCAATTTAAGTAAAATACTAAATGCCAGTTCTGAAGAAATTAAATTCGATCAGGCAAGCAAATATAATTCAGGACAATTCAATTTACTGGAATTAAATCCACCAATTCTATTCACAATAGATTCAAAAAGCTCCAAGAGTAATTTGTATTCTATACAGGGCAATTTAGTTCAAAATAGTTTCAATGTAAATTATTTTATAAGTCAGAATCTTGCCAAAATCATTGAAAAGGGCTTTCAGTATAAAACTTTGGG